ATCAGTCCTCAACCTTTTAATTATAGGACGGCCCTTATCATCAACTTTAATTTTTAGGGTATAAGTATCATTAGCCATTTGTTACCTTTTAGATTTTGGTTTTTTAATCATTATTTTTTCAAGTTCCTGAAATTTTATAATGAACATGTCAGTTTCATCCTTTGTCATTTGCTCATATTTGCAAAAATCAAGCAAGGCTTTGAACCCAACTCCCAAGGGTACGCCCATCGAGGTAAACCGCATCTCTCTTGTAGAAAGCAGATTCCAAGCCTGGAAAACAATTCTGTTATCAAAAGAAGTTTCGGGAGGTTCATTATTACCAACTAACGGCCTCCCGCCCTCTTTTAACATTTGTATCTGGTCGTCTGTAAGCAGTACATTTTTCTCGTGCCATGAAACGACCTCCTTCAGTTTTTTAGTGAATCCTCAAATGCCTTTGATTCAAGCTCATCAATTTCCTGAATGGTATCTGCGTATAAAAGATAAAATCCATCAGAATGGTTCATAATTAACTGATTTTTCCAATAATCAGAAAATTTAACAATCTTCTTTTCAGCTTTTAATTTCTCAGTCCATTCAGACCTTGATTCTTTTGACAAGGCTCTCGACATTGTTTCAATTGTAACTTTTTCAAATCCTGTTAAACTGTAAGCAATTCTCTTTCTTGCCATTTTTTCAGTATCAAATCTGTCCTCATAGTTTTTGACGTTTCGAGTCCTTTTTAATTTACATTCTTTAATCAATGTTTTTTCAACACTTTTCGGCAGTGGTTTAAAAATAAAAACCCCGTCTGTATCGTCCTTTTCATTCCAATACGCTAAACTCTCATCAAAATTTACTTCTTTAAATTCTTTTTCCATGTTTTTTTTCTCCTTAAATATATATTTTCTTTTTTATATTTCATTCACCTTTATGTAAATACAAGTGTTACTGAATCGTTAAGAGTTCCAGTAGTTTCCAAAGCTTCACCATTTATTTTTGATGTGATTTGGAGATCCCCTGTATCCTCTGGAGGTTCAATTCTAACTTGAGGAAAATGAAACGCAACTTTTGATCCTGCTACTGATCCAGCCGGAGCAACTACCGCTACATTTGTCGGAACCTGTGCATAATAATGATATCTTGAAGCGTCTTGATTCATTAATACTGAAAAGTCAACTAAAACTTCCCTTTCACCCTTTGTTACTGAACTAACGCTTGGATATTCTGAATTATTTTTAATATCATTATTAACGATAAGATTATTATTAATCGATATATTAGCTTCCATTGCAGTTATTTCATTCGTAACTCCACCTCCTGTATTAGTGGTTAAATACTGGAAACGTCCATGCATCAAGTTTCCAGCTTCGGTTGCAACTGGAGTCCATCCTTTAACGGTTGCACCATCTACTTGTTTTGTACTCATGGTTGCTGCAAGGGTAATTACATTTGTAGTATAATTGATACTTGCAATTAAATGTCCTGCTCCTGCATTATCATCAGTTCCAATTGTAATTAGAGGTGTGTTAATATATTTAGAAGCGTCATCGACTGGGATTGTAACAGTTGGGGTTCCGGTTCCAGATCCATCAACTTCAGCAGAAAGATTATCATATCCAGCTTCATGGGCTGTCATGAAATACCCAGTTATTGTCATTTGAACAATGGCATCGTCAGAAGTTCCGGCTTTAACCGGTGTAGTCATGGAATCAAAAAAACAACCTACATATTGGGTTGTTCTGAATCCATATTTTCTGGTAATAGTAAATGTATCAGGGCAGGTATCAATATCTCTCAAACTATAAGTTACAGAAACGCCTCCATCAACAGTTTCAGTTCCAAAGAGCCCTTTTAATACCTCGTTTTCGGTTGGAGCAGTACCAGCGGTTCCACTTGCTTTTATGTAACAAGTAAAAGTGAAATTTCCTACTTCATAGTGAAATGTAGGTTTTCCAATCTTACCAACCGTAGGCCTCTTTTGATTATCAGGAGTAAACGCCCTTTTCTGATTAAATTCAGCACTGATAACATTGACGGTGTCAGCAGCGACTAAAACCTCAGCAGTTCCAGGAACGACCTCCTGCTTTATAAATAGAACTTCATTTTTTCCAGTTGCAATACTACAAGTGGCCATTTTATACCTCCTTCTTCTTCATTTTTCTAAAACCGGTTTTATTTACCATCTCAACCGACTTAGTGTTATTAATTTTGTTAACTCTTTTTAATCCTTCAATAGTCCGAATATGAATCCATGCTGATTCTTCAACTTCAACAATCTTGTCAATTGGAAATTCACCTATCCCGCATATTTTCAGACCGTGGACTTTGCCTGTATATTTTACTTTTATTTTACTCATTGTCATCTCCTATGTTGTAAACTCTGTATATCTTATTTTTAAACCCATTGTAGCATTGTATAGACTAATATTTCCATCTCCTAATTGATAACCTTTTGGGGCAAACATACTCAATATTGAAGCATCTATGATTGCTCCGCTTGTTTCTGTTGTAAACAATTCATTTTTCAGTAAGTCGAATAAATCTGCTGTCAATTCAAGCAACCCTTTCTTATTAATTCCACCTGTTAGAACCTCAGTTTCACCGTTATGCCTTATATTCTGTACTATCCATATATCGAAAGAATACTCCTGTTTATTAACACCACCTTTCAGATAAACAAGCGATGCTTCATTCGGGATAATTCCTACAAGTGGCGTGGCTGTTTTCTGCATTAATACAAGTGCTGCAAAGTCTACTACTATAAAAACCCTATTCTGGTAAGCATCAAGTGTTTTAATCTTTGTTTGGATTATTGCAGGGAGATCATAATAAATCATGTCTTAATACTCCTGTCAATCGATTCAATAAAACCATCCATAGCACCTTTAGAGAATTTAAAAAACTCTCTTTTAAGATTACCTTCCAAGCCTTCGTTGTGAATCCTTGCAATGTCAGAGGTAGTCTCACGTTTACTTCCCTTTGCTCGCTTATACAGCATTCTATTGCTCTGCACAAATACAGCAGGTTCTTGAACATCTATAACACCGTGTATAGAATTTCTAAGCTGTCCGGTATCGACCAAAGTTGTACTCCTGCCCTGCTTGTCTCTATCATGTATAGCTCTTTGAGATTTTTTATACCTGGCTCCAAGATTACCACCCTCACTATTAAGATTATCAATAATATCATTTTCAGCATCAGAGGCTATTTCATTTAAATAAGGCTTTTTTCTCAGCACATCTTCAATTTGCTTAAGAGTTGGGATATTTTCATTAAAGGTTATTCTCATACGTTACCGCTCCCAGTTTTCAAAGTGTTCTGGTCAAAACTCGCTTTATCATGTGTTTGTGTAATCCCTATACTATCAGATCCGACTACCAATAAATTACCATCCTTTATATCTTCAAGCATTTCCTTCGCAAGTTTAATATCTCTTGTATCTTCTTTGGAAGCTGCAAGGGTATCACCTCTGTTGTATAATGCATCAAGTGTCAATCCTAAGCATATCTTCTTAATAGTCTCTGGTACGGTTGCTGGGACCGTGTAGACCCCTGTCAAATATTCATCTATATATCCAGATTGATTTTCTATTATCTCGACAACTCCATCCTCATCAATTATAAAAGTATCTGCTGGATCTTCTTTGGAATATAGACCGATCAGAATTTCTTCTGATTTATAATGTTTCAATTGTGTTACTGTTAAATACGCTGACATTTTATCACCTTAAAAGGGAGGGGGCGGTTAAGCCCCCTATATATTTTCATTTAGCCTGTTTAGCTCTCGGCCTTTCCCTTTTGGCCTTTAATTTCTCAGCTATAACCCTGGCTTCTAACCTTTCAGCATCAGCTTTCTCTTTTGCCTTTTCCGATGCAATGGCTCGCTTGACTTTATCATCAACCGCCTTTTTTATTTTAGCCTCATGTTCAGCTTTATCTTCTACAATAAACCATTTTGTTATATTGTCAAAATTCCTGGGTAATACGCTAAATTCAGTCCAGTTCATTTTATTAACATAAATAACTCCTGATTTATCTCCATTCTCGCTATACATTTGAAAAGGATAGTTTTGTTTCGGGTGCTGTGGAGATAGTTTTATCAAATACATTTCAAACCTCCTAAGTCACTTTGATTGCTGTTTGATAATAGCCATACATACAAATGTAACGGCCTTTAGCACCGTAATAGATCCTGTCTGACTTGAATTTGTCAGTCTCATCCCATTCAGCATTCCATTTGTAGCCTTCTAACATATAGAAAGGTGAGTAAGGCATATCAACTCTAAAACAATACCAATCATTCCCAGATAATCTACCAGATACAACAGTTTCGGCAGCACCATAATTGATGTTATACCCACCGCCTGACAGATTTTTATTGTTGAAAACTGTGTTCATTACGTCATACGTAGCAGGGCCATGAAATATTACATACTTCGCCCCGCCCTCAGACTCAAACAAAGGTATTCCTGCTCTATTTACAAAAGCAAGATAAGCACTTTTGACTTGTAACCAATCAGCTATGACATTCGCCTCAGTAATTCCGGTTATAGCCATCAGATTATCGTTAAGAGTTGCACTTCCGTCAATTGTATGTGAATTACTAAAAAATGCAATACCATCAGGGCCAAGGTTAGTCTCAGCAGCAGCCAGTTTTTCAAAGAACTCAGTATTGTAATGGGGTGCGAGTACTCCGGTAGCCATATCTGCAATCTTAGGATTAATCATATCCTTATTTTCATTAAAACTATCAACCTCAAAATCAAGGGTATATTCCCACTTTTTAGTTTTAACGTTATATGTATGACTTGCTAAAGATTGCAAAGTCCTGTTATCAGTAAACTCGTTTACACTCCCGTGCTGCCCTAACCAATCAAAATAAGTTGTTATCTGAGAGGTCTTCATCGGTTTACAAACTTTAGTCCAGGGCTGCCCTTTTACGGCCTGTTCAATAGACTTAAACAAAGTTTTATTTGATTCTCTTCTTATTGTACTATTAATTAATGTAGCCATTGTATTCTCCTTTAGCCTTTAATGTCACAGAGGACTTGCAGTGGTTCAAATTCGCCAATAATATTATCAGTTGCACTTTCAATAATAGCAGTCGTACATTTTACATTTATAATATCACCTGCGGATAAAGTTGCGGCGGTTACTACAAAATCACGTGTAGTATAGGAATCTTCGATTATAGCCTGTGCAGCGGTTGCAACAATATCGGCTCCCATAGTTCCATCAAGGTCTTTTCTGTAAGCACTAAAGTCAACCGTGGAAGCATTGGAAGTTCCTGCTCCTGCAACTGTAATTATACATCTGATTTTAACATCTCCGGCAGCAACATATTCAGGGGGCATTTGAAATTGAAACCATGATATAGATGTTTCAGTCTCATTATTTGCAACTTCTGTTTGTAAACTGAGAACATTAGTATCAAGATTGATATTATGTGTTCCGGCGGTAGCAGAAACAGCAAGTCCGATTCCTGTATGATCCATCATTGTTGAAACTGGAATTACATAAGCTTGCAACGCATCTTCATCCAAATCGGCTCGTGCAAGATCCTCAGTTTTGGGAACGATTGTCAATACTTTTATAGAAGTTGCACTTACAACATCAACCACTTCACCGACCAAAACATCATTGGTGGTAGTGGCTGCCAGAGCAACGGTATTATCATCTACAATATAAACTTTGTAACCCATCCAGGTGATGTCAGCACCAGTACACGCAATAGTTTCGACTTTATTATATCTAAGTTGAACATCAATTGCACCATCTAAACCAGAGGAATTATCAGCTTGTGCAGTTGCAACTCCTCTAAATCTACCATTCGCAGTATCAGCACCGACAACAGCATATCCTGTTCCAAGAATAACCATTACTAAAGCGCCTTTGTAAATGGTCTCATCAGCCCCTACCTGAATTGATAACAAGTCAGGTTCTTTATAATCTCTTTGAGCATCAGCAGCTAAAGCAGTCATTTTTCTTCTCCTTTTAAATCCATATCAACTAAGCTTTTCATTTCAGGTTCTTTTGTGTTTTCATCGTCATGATCCATGTCTTTGTCAAGTTCAATCAGAGGTTTTCTCTCAGAGTATTCAGCTTTAAGCAACTTTTTTGCATCTTCAGGAATCATACTGAATAACTGAACTGTAGCGTCTTTCTTTGCAGGGTCAAGCTTTCCATCTTTAATTAATATAGCTGTAAAGTTTTCAATATCCACAGCCTCAATCTTTTTGTTTAACTCTGTAATATCAGTATTAAGCTTTTCTATTTTCTCGTCTTTTACTTTTACGTCAGTTGTAAGTTTTGTAACTTCATCAGAGTGTTCTTTTTTTAATGTTGTTTTTTGTGTTTCAAGACTAGCACTCAAAATTGATAAATGCTGTTCTTCTGTATAATTTACCATGTCCAACTCCTTTACTTTTTTTTCATCTTCTTTTGTTTTTGTTAAGATTTCCTGTTCAAAAATTTCTATCCCTTCAAGATTAAGATTCAATTTAATAGGCTCCATGCCTTCAATGCCGGGTGCTAATGCTCCCAGAAAAGCTACATGAAACAAAACTGAACCATGGGCTTTTAATTTTCTCCAAAATCCTATTGACCTATTCTTCAATTGATGATCCATGAGTAACTTGTAAAAAGCCTCAGTCACATTTACAGCGTCCATCAATAATCTATTTCCCTCTCTCTTCAATTTAGATACCCAGCCATGAGCTAAGGTTTCTTTATCTGGATGTCCGATAGTAAGTGGTACGCCGTCTTTGAAAACGTTCAAATCAAAGTTTTTTTTCATATCATCCAATTCTTTAAATGACATAACTCCTTCTTGAACTCTGGCAATCTCAACATTATTCAATGTTTTCATAGTAAAATTATAGAACTAATTGAGGTTTTTTTCACTTCAATTATTGAGTAGTATTTATTAGTTTCTTATAATATAATTTGAATTAGTGCTGTTTAGGTATCTTTATGCTATCAGATTCTTTTTGCTTTAATAATGCGTTGTTTTCCATTTCCTTGGCATAGTTTTTAGCATTCTTAGGGGAATCAGTGAAGTGAGAGTGAACATTTTTTTTATTCTTTTTCATTGATTCAGGAGATTGTTTAATACCCTTTCTTTTCATATACCCGGGCGTTAATCCCCTTATCCTTGATCTGCATAAATAATGAACAGGAGGTGTAATGCTTCCCCATATAGGATCATTCTTTGGG